CCTTCTAATGGTTCTGATTTTTTAGTTAATTCAAATTCTGATTTATTTAACATATCAAAGATCATAAACGCAGGATTTTCAATTTGATGATCTTTACGTCTTAATTGTTTCATTATGCCTTGAAAATCTTCATCACCGTTCTCATCTACTAAACAAATCTCACCATCAAACACAGTGTTAATTATGTTAGTTGCTTCAATAGCTTCTTTTACTACATTAAGGGTAGTAAATTCTTTACCCATTCTAGAATATAATGTACATTTACCATCTTCATCTACTACAGCTAAACACCTTACACCATCTAATTTTCTACTAGCATACCATTCATCATTCCAATTACATTTATCGGCTTCATACTCTTTAGCTAATGCAACTGAAAATGTTGGTATTAATCCTGGTACTGCTTTATTAATAATTTTAGCACCTGCTCTTATACCTAAATCTTTATCAATAATTTTGAAAACTAACCCATATTCTGGTCCAAGACCTAATGATGTATCAAAACCATTTACTTGTGAAATTGCATCATGACCTGTATATTTCCTATTAATTAAATCATCTAACAAGCTAAAAACTGTATCATGTGTATTATATTTAAATAATCCCGAGTTTTTCTTACATGTTTTACCTGTAATAAAATATTGTTTGTAGGGATTATAAGTGTATTCTAATACTTTGTGAATAAAATAACTTGATTCCTTAATGATTGTAATCTTTTCTGTGGCACTACTTGTAGCACGCATACTTTTTATAAATTCCGTTAACTCTATCATATATTATAATGTTTGTTTAATAATTGGTGATAAACTTCTTCACTGATTTCGTTTGTTTGGTATAACTCCTCTATTAGCTTTACCATGCTTATATAGATTCATTATGCCATTCCCAATCTTGTTCAGCAGAACATGGTACTTGTATTTCGTGTAATGATAACTTTGATCTAAAGTAATTTATTATTTTTTTAAACATAACCTTTATTTGTTTTAATTTTGTTCTATTGGCTTTGCGCCTCATTTACCCTGTAAATATACGAACCCTTACTGCGGTAGCCAAGCACTACCGCATAAGTCTTTATAAAATCGCGCGACCTTTCATCTGCTCCCAATCTTTATTGGTACGCACTTCATGATTTTTAGCATCTGTTGATAATAACATTTCAGGGAATATTTCTAATTCCTCTGCTAAGGAAATTAATGCTTTTACATCTTTTGGAAAACAATGTCCACCATAACCAAAATCACCATCTGGACCTGGAACTGACCAATGTGATTTACCTAAACGTTCATCATAACAAGCATATTCTACTACCTTATCATAATCAACATCTAACTTTTCACATATTTGATACATTTCATTTGCAAATGATACTTTAGTTGCTAAAAATGAATTAGTAACATATTTTACCATTTCGGCATATGTTGAATCAGTTTTTATAATTGATGCTTTAGGGAAGACTTTTGCAAATACTGGTTTTAATTTTGTAGTTGCGTTTCTAGGTCCACCTAATATGATTCGTGTTTGGTTCTCATAATCACTAACGGCATTTGCTTCAGTTAAAAATTCAGGATTAAATACAATATCTAAACTTGGGAACTGTTCATTCCATTTTGCTGTTGTACCTGGTGATACCGTTGATTTAATAACTACTATTTTAGCAATACCAAATTCTACAGCTCGTTGAATCGCCTTTTCAACTATATCAGTATAACAACTTCCATCCTTATTCATTGGAGTTGGTAAACATATAAATACTATTTCATTATCTAATGCTTCTTGTTCACTTGCAGTACTTAACATAGCTTTTAAATCATATGCTCTAACGCCATAATAATTTTCAAATTTTTCTCTAACTGCATTTCCTACAAACCCTTGACCTATTATTCCTATATTCATATTATTAATTTTTCCAAAATGAGTAAATACCTTTTTCTAATTCATACTCAGGCCATACAAAACGTTCTCTCATAGGCTGTTTCTTAGCCCATTCCCACATTTCAGTTAAACCTGCCCTTAATGATGTTTTATGTTTAAACCCTAATATATCAATTGATTTTTGGAATGTTGGTATTGAATGTTTTACTTCATGTCTTGCTTCCTTAAATATAACTTCACCATCTCCAATTACACTTTGTAATATTTGAGCTGAATGCATAATTGAATGTTCAGATACACCTCCTAAGTTAATAATTTCTTTACTTGCTTTTGGTTTTATAGCTGCATTCCATAATGGTTCTAATATATCATCTATATAACTAAAGGCTCGTGTTTGTTTTCCATCTCCAAATATAGTCATTGGTTCATTATTTAAATGTTGATACATCCAAATACCTAAAACATTTCTGTATTTATCCCATATGTTTTGTTTAATTCCATATACATTATGTGGTCTAATAATACAATAATCTAAACCATGTTGTTCATTAGCAATTTGAATATCCATTTCACAAGCATACTTTGCTACACCATAAGGATCAATTGGTGCTTGTTGTTGATCTTCATTAAATATACCACCTTCACCATGACCATATACTGCTAATGTAGACGTAAATACCAACCTTTTAACGTCGTGTTTAATGCATTCGTTGACTATGCGGGCTGTGGCTTTTAAATTGTTATCATAATTGTATCCACGTATAAAAGGTGATAATCCCTCTGCAGCATAAGCAGCAAAATGGAAAACATAATCCGGTTTTAGTTGTTCAAAACAATTTTCAATTGGATGATTTACTAAATCCATTTGCCAGAATTTAACCTTTGGATTAACATTTTCTTCAAAACCACCACTTAAATCATCAATACCTACTACTGTATATTCTGGTTTATTTTCAACAATCCAATCTGCTAATCTACTCCCTAGTAAACCTGCTACCCCTGTAATTAATACTGTTTTACTCATATTTTATTCCTTTTATTACTTGTTTAGACTTTGGATTATGTGATAGGTTATTAAACAATTGTGGTGCTATCCCCCATTTGTAGTAAAATAATTCTGATGCTGGTCTTTCTGTAGCTTTAAATTTTTCACCTTCGTTTCCATTTTTAGTAGCTGAACTACCAAAATGATATAAGTGCGCCTCATGTGTTCTAGTAAAGCCGATACCATTTAAATCTAATTTCAAAAAGAAATCCCAATCACATATAAAAGGTGACTGATACATAACATCAAAACCCCCTACTATCATATAATCCTTTTTATACATAGCAAATGGAAATATACCACCATTAATTGTTAAATTATTTTTTTTAATTGAATTTTCATATTCAATAAATTCTTTATACTTAAATTCTTCAGGACTACGTCCAAAATCTTTAACTGGGAAGTCAAATATTCCTGGTCCTGTAGGTTCAATTTGGTTTAATGTCAATACATTCCCTTTACCTAATGATTTTTCTATTACTTCATCCCATTTACTACAAAATACATTATCATCATTTAATATAAATATTTTTTCATTAGTAGCATTCATAACACCTATATTAAGTGCCTGTTGCATTCCTTGATTATGACCTAAATCAAGCACCGAAATATCATCTTTATATTTTTCTAATACATCTTTACTTTCTTCATAAAACCCATCAACTGCAACTATTATTTCATTTTTGTTAACCTGCTGTTCGATAGCTGATTGTAAGCATATGTCTAAATATTTGGGGTTTCTGTATGTTGGGATTATTACACTAATCATAATTTGCTCCAGTCTGTTAAAGGTGATAACCAAGCTGTTTCTCCATGTGTTGAGTAACCTGGTATCGATGTGATTAATAATTGATTTACTATTCTTAATTCTAAAAACATTTGAAAATCGTTTGGATGGGTTCCAGCTGTATGTTTTCGAAGTATACCCTCATTTAATTTTAATGTACTTACTTTAGCAGCAAATGTCATAGTTGTACTATTTGTTATCTTCCAATGTACGGAATCTGTCTTGTATACCCTAGTATCTTCAGCACCACCTTCACAATATGGATTACCACCTTCACTTGGTCCAATATACTTATCTGGATGGTCATATAATGAAACAAATTGGGCTCCTAATTCAAACCCTTCATGTATTATATCTTTACTATTATAGTTGTGTAAATAATCATTTTCTAAAAAATAAATTATTTCATCATCTGGGTATGTTAATGCTTTATCTAATGCTACATTAAATGTTTTTGCCCCGTTACCTAAACTTCTATAGTCAATATTTTCTTCAGGAATAAACCTTTTAATCATAGTGTTAGTTTCTTCACTAGTATTATCAGCTATGACTATAAAATCTTCAGGTGTTAGATGATTTGTAAACCGAGCAGCAGC